TAAATACGTCGAGGGGCCTCTTTCTGCGTGAAAATTCCTTATTGCGCTTGTCCACATGCTTGATGCGTTTGTCCTCGGATTTTTTGTCATCACCCGGGAAAAGCTCCATGGCCTCGGTTTCCGCAAGGCGTTCGGATGTATTTTTAAAGCTTACCTCCTCGCAATACCAATCGTCACGCATTCTTTGGAAGGCCTGGTTGAATACAAATTTTTCCAAAAGCCGAGTGATGGAGTTCTTTCCAGCGCCGCTCGGGGCCTCGATGACGGTGATGATGGACGGGTAGGTAAAAACACCCGGGCTTTCCTCCACCGTGAGGCGGAAATAGTTTCCAAAAACAGAAAGCATGGTAAGCGCTTGTAGCTCGATCATGGTTTGGGTTGCGTATCGGCTGGCTGGGTCAAGCCTGGCGATCTCAATGATTCTTTCAAAACGTGTGGGCATTTTTTGGGCGTGTAAGAATTGTGCGGACTAAGCTTTCTGCGATTTCACCCACTCAGTAAGGAGGTGATTGATCAAAGCGGTGAAGTTCCGGTGGTCGGAATCGATGAGCTTGCGCTTCACGTCTTTGCTGAGCTCACGGGGAATCACTACGGTGGTCGTTTTGATTGAATCCATGTATATGGTTTTAGTGGTTACTATATAAAGATATCGGATTATTTAGCGCCGTCAATCTGTTACACTTGCTATTGCAATAAAATGTTGTGATTTCAAAAATGTTATAAATGTTTTATAAATGCATTTTGAAAGTATGATTATACAATGTTTTGAACCTGTTAAGCGTCTATAAATGCAAAAATGTTATAAATGCATAATAGACGTATATATAATATCTAAGTTATTTATATAATACATACATACATACATATATGGGCGTATGCGCGAGGCAGTGTGTATTTTTGTGTGTGTTAAGCATTTATAGCATTTATGCATTTATAGAATTTTACAGGTTCAAAATGGGGTTTTAAAAAAGTTTTATAAATGCACGCTCAAATTTAACAGGTGTGTATAAATGCAGTGGCTTTTGGGATTTTATTAAAATAGGCTTGTTTTTATATCAGGGTTTGATATAATTCTGGCGAATTTAACGCCAAAAAACATGAAAAAATGCGTCCAGTGCGGTGTCCAGCTCAGCAAGCTTGCGAGTGGGATCGTTGCGAATGATGGTGGGCTTCTTTGTCTGCATTGCTATAATCAAATGAAAAATGCTAGTAAGTAAAATCATCGGCGTGGATGGTGGAAAGGGTGGGGCAATATGCCTCATGGATACGCTTGGGGAGGTGATCGAGGTTGTCCCGATGCCTATGCTTAAAGGCAAGGTTCCTCAGTACGACACTCTTGCGATCATGAGCTTTTTTCAAAGGAACAAGGATGCTTTTGTTGTTCTCGAAAAGGTTTTGATCTTGGGGCCACTCACGTCTAAGCAAGCAGCTCAAAGCACCGGATGGTGTTTAGGCTTCTTTGAGGGCCTATGCGTTGGCTATGGGATGCGTTATCAGGTGGTTCCACCTCAAACATGGCAAAAGAATCTGTTTGAGGGTTTGAATTGGAAGCAGGATTCCAAAGTCTTTTCTGCGATGTATGCTCAAAAGATGGCCCCCAAAATTGACTGGAAGCTGGGGCCAAGGAAAAAAGCCACTGGGCTCAAGTCGGTTCACGATGGAATGACGGATGCTTTTTGTCTAGCGGAATATGGGCGGAGGTATCTGATTTAGAAGTCCTCCCCTGTAGGTTTGAAGCCATCCTGGATGATCAGGTGCATGAGATATCCTTTCATTTTCTTGATGCGTGGATTCCTTTTTCTGACGTTCTTGAACCAGCTGAGTACACGTTGGGACACCCTGAATGATAGCTGTATTTTATCCTCACGCCCTACCTGGAGTCTTTGCTCCTGGTCCAGCTCGATGAATCCGGTGATGATGTCGGGAGTTTTTGCCATGGAGTTTAGATTTTAAAGGTTTCATTACAAGTCATGCATTGCCAGCCGGCAATCCCGGTAAGGCCAAGGATGACGGATACAATCCCGAGAAGAATTGCAAAGATGATCACAAGTACGCCAAGCACTGGAATGATGAGCATGAGCAGGGGTCCAGCGCATCCAAAAAGTGCGAGGGCTGCGGCGAATGCGACCATGGCAGTGGGCAAGGTGTTGTAGTTGGAACACCTTGGGCATTGGGGTTTTTTCATATTGTGTGTGTGAAAATGTATAGACTTTAGAGTTAAGCTACACTGGCGCACGCTTTTGTGTCAACGGAAGTTTGTTTTTTCAAATTTTGGTGTTGTGGTAGTGTTTGTTTACCCTAACCCGAAACGCTATGAGCGCTGAAAACCCAGGCCCAAAAAAGCTCCTAAAAGTCAAAGTGCTGAATTACAAGGATATCTTGAGACGGAAGGCTGAGGCTGGGTCGGCGGTGGCAAAGAGTGCGCTCAAAGAGCTTGGCTCAAGGAGCTCCTTTGATTATTATCTGGGGAGTTAAGGTCGCTTGCCCTCAGACTGGCGATTTCAAAAAGTCTAGACTTTTGTTTTGCTCAAGGCTAGGATAAGGTCACTATTACCACCCAAAACAATGACGGCAAAGAAAATTAAGCTTGCAAAAAAGGCCCCTAAGCTTCCGACTGTGGTCAAGTACAAGTGCCGTGCAATCAAGATTGATGGCGTTGGTGACTTTTTTCTTGGGGGAAATTTTCTGAACGGAAGCGCAATTACTCTTATTTTTGAGGGGAGCGGGTTCGGATATCCAACCTGTGAGATCACGACCGAGAACGGTGATGTTTTCAGGTATCACGGCCTTAATTACTCAGTAGCTTTTGTGCAGGACCTTCCAATTCCAACCGAACAATGACAGAAATCAAAAAAATCAAAAAAGGCACAAAGGCGAACGGGAAAGGTCCCGGTGGAAGGCCTTTTGGGGCTGTAACTAAGCCCAAGTCGCTAAACCAACAAGAGACCGAGCTCATGAAGCGCGCTATTGTCAGCCGTATCGCTACACAGGCCCACAAGCTGGTTGACATGCAATTGTCTCTTGCTAGTGGATGTATGCAACTTTTTAGGATCGACAAGGATGAGAAAGGGAGGGACACAAAGCCCGTTCTGGTGAAGGATGAGGAAGAAATCCGTATGTACCTGGAAGGCGAAAAGCCTTTTGGCTGCGAGTCGTCTTACTATTACTTCACAACGGAAAAGCCGGACCTCAGAGCGATCGAAAACCTTCTTGACCGTGCCTTTGGGGCTCCAGCCGTTACCTCTAAGATCAGCGGGCCTGATGATGGGCCAGTAGCCTTTACCTTTACCGATGATGCGAACGCCCGACGCGCAAAATATGTCAAAAACACCATCATTCGACCAGTGGGCCAATGATCTTGAGCACATCCCTTTAGAGCTACGCAAGCAATGGATTTTTGACACGCTGGAATCAAAAGACATGCTCCCTATTTTTGGGAGGTATTTTTTCCCGATGATTATCAGGGGCTTCGATCCAGTTCCAGAATGTCATGAGGATTTATGTTTAGAGCTTGGGCGGAGAAAAGATGGCGGGATTATTTTCCCTCGTGGGTTCGCAAAGTCCACTTGGCTCAAGATAGACACGCTTCACGACATTCTATACAAGCTTGAGCCTGTGATTCTTTACGTGGGACGGACTATTGGCGAAGCGGCTTTTCATTTTGAATCAATCAAGTCTGAGCTTGAGAACAATGAACTTCTACAAAGAGTTTACGGGAATGTCGTTCCTAGCCCAAAGGACCTGGGGAGGAAGTGGACGAATAGGCACTTGGAAACCACCACCGGAATCAATCTTGTGGCCCGTGGTGCGGGGAAAGGGCGTGGGGTGAATATCAAGAATCAGCGCCCCACAAAGATCGTTTGTGATGATATTGAGGACGATGATCAGGTGAGATCACCAGATAGATGTTTAAAACTTAGGTCTTGGCTTTACGATGTGATCTTCCCGTCAAAAGACGCTCAGCGTGGTTTTATTAAGATGGTGGGAACTGTGCTCGCCAAGCATTGTGAAGTGCTCAAATTCTACAATCAGCACGGGGGTATTTTCAGAAAGGCGATTGAGAATGGTCAAAGCATATGGCCAAACTTTTGGACTCTTGAAATGCTTGAGGAAATGAAGCAAAAAATCGGGACCAGGTCTTTTTCGAAGGAGTACATGAATAGCCCTGTCGATGAGGATGGTGGAGTTATTCGTCCGCAATGGGTGAGGAATAACGTTTACGTTACCCTCCCTCTGGTGCAAAAAAAGTTCAACGCCGTCATTGCCGTGGATCCGCAAAGTGGAGAGGGCAAAGGGGCGGATTTCTTTGGTATCTCGGCGGTTGGATGGTTCGAGGCGGACCTTCACCGGTACATCTTGAGCGTCCAAAGGGGCAAGGGGACTCAGCTTGAGCAAGCCACGCAGATCGTTAAAACGTGGCAGTCCATGAGAAACGTGAGGGCTGTGTTGATTGAAAAGGTGATGACTCAGGTGGCAGTGTATCAGCTCCTCCTTGATTGGATTGCTGGCAAGATCACGTTTGAGGGCGTGGACAATACAAGGCGCAATATCCCCGTCAAAGCCGTCACCCCCAAGGGCAAGGATAAGGTGGCGAGGCTGCAAGCACTTGAAGCGAAGTTTGAGCGTGGCGAGGTTCACGTTCACCATACGATGGCCAACTTCATTGATAACTTAACGGCTTTCCCAAACATAGAGCATGATGATGATGTGGACGCTATGATCTACGCTTTGGACGCTTCGTACAACTCAGGCTTTGCTTTTGATGAAACGAGTGCCTATAATACGAAAGAAAATACTGGATCCGTGGTTGGGGATATCATGAACCAAAAATTCTAATTCACCTTTATGGCTAAAAAGGCTTCGGCGCAAGAATTGCAAAAAATCTATGGGAATGCCGGGACCGAACACTATAGCGGATTTTTTAGTGAGGAGCCGAACGCCGAATGGCGGGACGACAAGCGCATCACAAATGTAGAAACCATGCGTAGAACGGACGGAACGGTTAAGGCCGTGCTGAATGCGATCAAGTCTCCGATGCTTTCAACTCCGTGGTCAATTTCATCACCCGATGAAAGTCGCCTAGGCCAGGAAATAAAGTACCGTGTCGAGGATTTAGTTTTCAATATGCAGGAAAGGACCTTTTTAGATTTTCTTCGCGAAGGTTTAACTTATTTGGATTTTGGCTTTGCCACTTTTGAAATTATCTGGGGGATGCGAGGTGGGAAAATCAGCATCATTGATGTCGCTCCACGCATCCAGTCTTCTATTTTCAAGTGGCAGATCGATGGCGAGAATAGGGAAAAGAAGTTTGGGGTTACTCAGCAAGTGACGAATGATGACACAAAGGCCACAACTTTTGAGATTCCTGCAGAAAAACTATTCGTGCTTACAAATGATCGTGAAGGGGATGACGTGACCGGGCAAAG